TGCTGTAGCGGTTTTCTTACCGTGTGCAGTCTTGCCGTCTCTATCATCCATGCGCTTTTTAGCATCGGCTACTGTAGGGAAACCTTCTTTTTTCTTGTCTTTTCCAGCACGTAATGCTGCTAAATCATTGGCATCAATCTTGTTGGGTGGTGGACTCATCCGAGCAATTTTCTTTTGACCTGGTGACAACATATCTTCATTGGCTTCACCTTCGTTAGTTCTACTATAACGAGTCACGGTTTTGTCGCCGGCTTTGGCTTCGTCTTGATCTCCTAGTTTTTTGCCAGATGCTCTGATATTTTTTGCTGCTTTTGCTGTAGCATCTCTATGTTGTTGTGCGCCTGCTGCAGGACTGTCTTTGTCGTATCTGATCATGTCAGCACCAGGGCCTCGTTGCATTGCAAGACGAGTATCTTCTTTGAAGCCCATGTACTTTTCATTTAGTTGTCGTTCAACTTGTGCAATTGCTTCAGCAACAGCACCTTTGCTTTTGGCTTTGGCAGCCGTTTTCATTGGCTCTTTGGTATCACCATCTTTGTCCATGTCAAGAAAGTCTGGCTTGGCTTTTTTGCCTTCGGTAAGACTCTGTTTGGGTGTTTCTAGGCTTTGCATCTTTTTCAAGATATCATAGATGTTGTTTGACATTATTTTTTTCCTTTACGCATGTCGATAATTTTATTTTGGTTTGATCCCACTGGACTTTTTGTACCTTGTGGAATCTGATTGGTTGTTTGTGCTGCCGGAGTTCTTTGTGATGCTCTGGTTTTGACCAGCTCGTCGTTTGATTTGAGTGCTGTCATCTTGGGCGACTGTGCATCAAGTTCTTTCAGCATGCTGTCTTTGCGCCGATCGCCTACTAGGTCTTGTGCGCCAGCAACATCTTTGAGTTCACCATCCAACAGTAATGCACCTTCATGATCTTTACCATAAGCTTCTGCGTAATCATTCTGATCTGCTTGTTGTTTGCCGTACACACAAACCCATTCTGCTTGCATGCCTGTACGCTCGCGCAACAGTTGTGCAATTTGTACAGCAGTAGTTGGATATGCCACCGTGGCTTCAAACTGCCAGCATTCGCATGCGCCCCATTTTGGAAATTCTCTGTGCTCCATGACAGGAAGACTTTTTGCCTTGGTAATACTTACTAGTTCGTAAGCATCCAGTGCATTTTTAATTTCTTCCATTACATCGTTGGGGTTTTGTTTGGCAACCTTGATACGGAATTCGTATGGTTGATTTCTGCTGGCAATGTATTCGTGTAAACTTTTCATAGGTGTAATCCTGTTTATAGAGTATTTATGTGTTTTTGTTCTTTTGAAGAATCTGTTCCAGCAGTGCATTGCGATCTAGCACTATGCCTTGACCGTCTACCGCTCGGCTGCCAGGATCATCCTTGCTCATTTGATGATCCAGTCTGGCTTTTTGCAACTGTAGTGCTACCATACGCAGTTTCTTGTCCATTTTGGCTGTTTTGGCTGTGATGGCATGACCTAGCAATGTGCCTGCAGTTTGAAATACCACGCCACCAAATCTGGGATCCATGTTCATTCCCAACGACATGAGATCTTCAAAATTTGTTTTGGCCAACAGAGCCAATTCGTCCATTTCTGCATCGCTGGCTTCTAGGTCACGCACAGTAGGCAATGCCAAATCAATTTTATCAATGGCCTCATCAACTTTGGCCATTATGTCTTTGTTGTCTTGTATGGTCTGAAATGCTTCATTGGTTTCTGCTGTGGCATCAACCGGCAGATCAGGCAGGTCAAACAGTTCGGCTAGTTTTTTAGTCATGCACGTATTTATCGTGCTTTGCCCTGATGAAAGATATCATTTTCAGTCAGTACGCGAAAGCGAAGTCCATTTTGACTGCACCAGGCCTGTGCTGCTTGCCATTTGTATGCATTCAGAACTGCAGCGGCTTGATCCCGCATGCTGCGGCCTGCTGCTTCTAGCGTGGTCTGCTTGCTTGGTTTGATTTCTATCAGTTCCCCAAATTTCTCATTATTCTTGTTCATGTACATGATCATGAAATCTGGTATGTATATGGTGTTCTTGTTGGTGAACGGATTCTTGTACGGAATATGTATTGCTTCGCTGGCCCATTGCAACACTGCTGGATTTTCATCGCAGAATCGCATGAAGCTGTGTTCCCAACTGCTGCGAAAGTGCGGCACTTTCTTGCCCACATATTTGTCAGCATTTAATATTTGATACAATCCGTTTGCGTACTTGGGCATTATGGTAGTATGGTTCGTTCAACGTACTTGTTGATTTTGGGCGCATTTATTACGCCAAGATAACTGGTGCCTTTTCTTTCTAAATTTAAAAACATAACCAAGTAGTCGTTCAATTCACCAATGGGCATCTTTTTAAATTCATCCAAGGTACTCATGGGATCTATACCTTGTTTTAGACTGGTGTAAATTACTGCGCTTGCCAGTGCCCTGGCACCTGCTATGTTGTCTGTTATTTGTTCAAAATAAGCTATTACTGCAGCGTCAACGTTGCTGCTGACCTGCACCGGCACATCAAAAAAATTGTTAAAATACGTGTTTTCATCGCCAGCGGCACGAGTATTTAAATTGACTTGACCTAAATTTGTAGGATACTCTGCTGTCTTTATATTGTTGATCATGGTTTATCTTTTGCAATGCGCTGGTTAGTTGGTACTGTGGGCTGCTTGTGATGCATCTTGGTCATACCTTGTTGTTTGTACACTGCTTCTATAGTACTGGTATTTTTATCTTGAAGACCCGCCACAGTCTGCGAAGAACTGTTGCCAAATACTGTTGTGGTAAAAATCTGACTGTTTGCGATCATTATTGTGCCTAGATTGTTGTAGGGGCAGGATTAGTAGCACCACCAATCACAGTGCCATCTGGTGTTACCCCAATTGGATTACCATTGGTGATGAACTTGCTGGTCTCGGCTGCTGCTGCTGTGACAGATTTTGACACTATGGTATCTGCTCCTGGGGTCATTGCCAAGGCATTTGTAACATTGGTTACAATGGTATTTGTACCAGTAGTGAACACTGGACTATTCAGTATTGCTGTTTTTGTACCTTGGGGCAACTGGTTGGCTGCTGTTGTGGCTGCAGTTGTTTCCTCGGCTGCTCTTGCCTGTTCTTCAGTTACTTTTGCTTTTTTATCATTTTGAAATTTAATTAGTGCTGCTGTTAAAAAACTAAAACTAGGGGCCGGTTCAGACGCTGTAGTTTGCCCGGAAATGTTTACACTGTATACTTGATTCAATGATCCGCCGGTTAGTGCCCCATCACTGTTTGATTTTGCTCCTGCAAGATTAACAGCTGACTTTACGGCGCCAACCGCAGCAATCGCTATTCCACTGATCAGTGCTACAGGACCGTTATTGACAGAAACTCCGTTGCTTAGTACACTGCCCGACGAGACCAATGATGAAGGCGGCGTTGAATTAATTCCGGGAAAAGTTGTGACAGTTGACGGTACAAAAAATCTATCCCTGGGATCTTTGCCTTTTAATATGTCGCGTCCAGCTGTTATTAATTCTGTTTTTGCTAGACCAAGTAAATTTGTATTTTTATTTTTCTGGAATGCTCTTACCAATGTGAATGCCGCAGTGCCAAAATTGCCTGCACCTCCAGCACCAATTATGGTATCAACTGCCGACAACATGCCGCCAGGGCCCATGATGCTGTTTGTACCGCCGCCTAGCGCAGTCAGCGGGCTGGCTGATTTGTCGTAATGTAGATCAGCAAAACCTTTGACAGTGTTAGCTGTAATATATCCACTGGCATACAACACTGTTTCAAAGTTCACTGTCATTGTATGATCAAGCGTGCCATTGTCGCTGCTGGTATGGCTTCCGTGGGCAAACGCACTAATAAAAGGATTTACTAAAGTGTATTCACTGAACCTTTTTTGATGTAAACTATAAATTCTAATGGCCTTGATGTATTGATTATCATTGGCCATACCATACTTTCGTGGAGTATATCCAAATCTATTCAGTGTTTCTCTATTCTCTCCAGTCACGTACTTGCTTCGAGCAAACATAACTGGGTTTATTCCGCCCGTAGGGCCGTCGTAACCAATATCTGCATCTCTATAATAATAGGTATAATAATCGTACCAAAGGTTACGAACCACATCGGCACTGTCGTCGTGAAAGCTAATATTAAGTGCGTTGTATCCTAGTTTTGTTTGTACAATTGACGGGCGATTGTAGTTGTTTAGTGTTTTAGTTGCAATATTGAAACTGGGAAGATCCACACTCTTGGCCAACATGCCATGTTCAATCAGTTTATCTTGTCCTCTAATACTTGACAGCTCATCATTTAGCTCAAAGTAAACATGATAAAGCCAATTGTACTTTGGACTCAATGCATAGTTATTGGCCACATACAATCTAGATGCATGTTGCCTATCTTTAATTTGATCGCCAGTAGCGATCTGATTCAGGAATCCGTCAAATATATTTGCCATAACAATATTTATTCCAAAAAAATACCCGGTTTAACCGGGTATTTTGTAAGCCCACTAAAAATATTAGCCAGTAATCAATGTACCCAATGTTCTACCAATATCAGTACCAACACCAGTAGCAGTAGGAGTCTGTACTGCGTTGTCATATGTGATTGACAATGCAATTTCTGCAGGAGCTTGTTCTGCATAACTCATCTCACCGTAATTTACTGTAGTAATAAACGCTCCGTACAATTCCCATGTTTCGAGCACTGTTGGTTCGTGTGATCCATTGCCACCATCAAGCATTTCAAATTTAAGCACAAATTTATAATCAATTCCTGAGCTAGCCGAACTTTGTTCAGCAAAGTCAAATTGCTTCTGAATCTGTTCGCCAACCAGTTTGCTAACATTGCCGCCGGCGTCGTCGCGCAATGTGACACTAACAGGTTCCCAAGTTGGTTTGCCAACAAGATTAACTTTACTGTTGTAAACATCAATCACAAAAGGATTAAAGTTTAAGTTTGGACGACTAATAGTTGATACTTGTTTTGTAAGTTCTACTACATCAGTGCTGACTCCAAAGTTCTCAAATATTGCTCTGAAACGATATTTCAATTTTGGCATCAACAACCCTTGCGCACTTGCGCTTTGGTTGGTTGCTAATGGTACTGTAAATTTGTTTAACGAGGCTGTGGCCATTTATGTTCTCCTATTATAGGTATTTATCAAAATTTTTGAAAATTTTTGTAGGGGGTATTTTACACCCCCAACCTACATTATACTCCTGCAGCAATATCACCTGGGTTCTTGAGTCTGATTGGAATGTAAATAAATTCCACAGATTTCATTGGTTCAATCGCAATATCAACATACAATTCATTTCTTGCTATTCTGGTAGGTGTGTTGTTTGTTTCGTCACACACCACCACATAGTCATATATACCGCGTTTGGATATCAGATCGTTGATTGCACCAGAAATAACATTCTTGATTTGGTCTCTGGTTATTTTGTCGTTTGGTTCAAACAAATAGCCGTTACCAACGCTGGCAAGGATTGTACGAATGTAGTTAACTAGACGTGCTACATTGATACGATCCAGCGAACTTGCTGTAGGATTACGAGTCTTTTGTCCCCACACACACAGTCCAACACCTGGCAAATTTGTGATTGGGTTAATTTTGTTTTCGTACAAGGTATCACGCAATCCTACACGAATACTGTCAAATGTAAACTCATCCCCGTTGGTGGAATCTAGGTATCCAATACTGCTGGCATTGTCAACCAATCCACGACGTGTTCCTGCTGGGGCAAACCACTGATATGCCACGTTGTCGTTGTTGATTATGGTGCGTAATGCAATATGACTGGACGGAACCACAATGTCATTACCTTGTAAATCTGTGCTCAGACCCGACGGATAATACACTGCCAAATATGGATCTGCTGTTGCCAGACCGTTGCCATCAGTATTGTTGCTCCAGTTGGCAATATCAACTGCATTTGGTGCTAGACGCATTGGGGTATCACCAATAACAAACGCAGTGTTGGCTCGGTCATTGTTCAATGCCACCATCTCATCAATCAATTCAGGATAACCAGGTGCTGCAATTATGTTAAACTGATACTGATCTTCTCTAACTGTAGTGTTAGCTACAACTGCTGCTTGCATTGCTGCTGTTATCATTCTTCTCTGCGCTTGGCGGCCCATGTATGGACTACCGTTGCTCTTCAACCCACTGGCAGTCTGCCACGTATCTTTAACAGTTGGCAACGAGCTGTCGGCTCCTGGTACTGCAGGTAAATCAGGGTATGCATTTGCATTAAATTTGTTACTGACAAATTGTTTTACATTGTAACCACTACGACGTGTGTTAAAAAGCAAAATACCACGTGGATACAGTCTGTAATCCGGGCCATCTTGGTCCAAGTAACTGCTTGCTAGTAAATCTGTCACTGCAGGTAACGAATCGCTGGTAATGTCTGACGTGCCGTCTGTGTCCCAACGTGCATCAGCAAATATAATACCATTCTGACCAATTTGATCTGAATTATCAATTAGCGACCATTCTGCACCAGTATATCTATACAACACTGGATAATTTTCTAAGTCGCCACTGTCTAACCATAAATCGCCGGCTACAAGAGCAGTGACTCCATCACTTTGAAATTCTGGTTCGCTGGCACTAACAATTACGCCAGCGGTGTCAGTGGCTGATAAATCATAACCACGGGCATCAGTTTTGGTACCATCATAGTAACTGTCGCGGTATCCTTTCCATCCGCCAATTTCGTTGACCATGATATCAACTGTGGCTGGATCACTGTAGTACCATAAAGTGCCATCAACTGGTGCTTGTGTGGGCTCTGAGGTGCTAAAGGTATAAGTTAGTGCCTCCCAGTTGGTTAGAGCTAGTAGAGCTGTTCCTTCTGATGACCCAGCAATGGCACCTGTAGTGTTGCCAGTGAACCCTGCATCTGCAGTTGGTGTTCCATCAGTGTCTATTAGATAAATATCACCACCGTATATGTGTGTAAATGTAATAACACCGTTGCTCACACTTATGTTCAATTCTGGAATATTTTTTGCTAAGACATCACTTACAAAACTAGCAGGAGTAGTGCCAGTTAATGTTACAACATACGCAGTTGGAATAGCCTCACCAATTTCCGTAATGCTAATTGTTAGATCATCACCAATAGTAAATGGATTAGCTCCTAGTGTACTGCCACTAACTACCGTTTGACCAGCTTTTCTACGAACATATGGTTTGAACAATCCTATGCCGGTAACTTCTGGGTCATATGCCACCCAAACTGTACCTGCTGCAAGGCCATTGCCACCACCAGATGGATCTAGACCAAATAATGCATCAGCAAATTCATTGTAGAACGGTGCAGCTTGGGTAGTAAAGGTCGCGGTAGAAGAGCTGTACTTTTTAATTACCACATCGGCTCCACTGCCTGTAGCACCAACTTTTAAGAACACACTACCACTTGGACGAGGCACAGTATCAGTACTTCTCCAGCTTGGGATTTCAGCAAATGTTCCGTATGTTAATGCTGGATTTGCATATGTGCCTGCGGTGATACCTAGAGTAGTTAAAGGAGTGCCAGATCCATTGGCAATGATAATTTTTCCGTCTGCTGTTGAACCGTTGGATTCAGACAAGCTGCTTGCATATATTTCTAGTTTTCCATTTACTACTGCTGCTGTTACTCCGTCAATTGTGGCAGCAGTGATTGCAGCAGCAACCTGTGCCACTGTTCTTGCTGCACCAGTATTGCCTACAGTGACCGTAGCACCGTTAATAGTAATAGTAGCAGCCGGGGTGCTGGCAGCAATTTCAGGATTAGACACTGAGCCTTTGATGGTTGGCCAACTGATGGCCCAAGCATTGGATCCAACTTGTACCCAGGCGTTGGCTGAATTTTTGTAAAAAACTAAATTGCTGCTGCCGCTGTTAAATGCAATAGCATACGATCCAATTTGTCCAACACTGGATTTGGGAGTGTAAATTCCACTGGTAGGACCATCTAAATCAGCCAATGATGTTACCAAGATTGGAGTTTTTAGTGTGAGAGTCGATAATGATGCGTCCCATTCGTTGATTCCCCATGTACTTTCAGTCAAATCCATCCAGTAAGTGTTGTTTGCCACAGCACCAGTTGGGCGTACAGCAGTGCCTTCCAGCTGGGCTAGGTCAACATCAGCGCGAATTGCATAGATTTTGTTCACTTGTCCCAATGCACTGTAAGCAGCCATCAAGCCGTATTCGTTACGTTCATCGCCGTGCAATGGAGTGCCAGCTGCACTTTGTTGGAAGCTTGGATATCCCATTGCTGTGATTAATTCTCGTTGGCTAGTATATGCCAATAATTTTCCTGCACGAGCTGCAGTGGTATCAGCTGCTGCAGTTCCTGCAGGGTTTAGTTTGTCTTGTGCTGTTGCTAAGATAACCAGCGGTACAGTGCCTACTGCGCCGGGTACGTATTGACTTTCGTCTGTGACTGTTAATTGCAGTCCTGGAGATACTAGTGCCATGTTTTTATCCTTTTAATAAAACAGTTTCTAGTATTTATAAAATGGCCTGCAATTTGGTTGATTAGCAGGTGCCTTTGAAAGGTTCACAAATAAATACTGTATCATGACTAGACCCATATGCCACACATGCAAGGAGAATCCAGCTGCTGTCAACTATCTAGGCCAAAACACAGTATACTATCGCAAAAACTGTGCTGGTTGCATACGAAAACTCAAGAAGCAAAAGCCAATACCTGCGGCTTGGCAAAGATCTGGGTACAAGAAAAAAGCCAAATGTGATAGATGTAGCTTTGTTGCCACAAATACAAAGACTCAATTAAGGGTGTATTATGTAGATGGAGACTTGCGCAATAACAATTGGACCAATCTCAAGACCATATGCTTGAATTGCCAGGCTGCTATTCAAGACTCTAAACTGGGCTGGAAGCCTGCTGATTTGGTAGCAGATTTTTAATTTGTTCGTACAACTGTTCTACTGTACCATTGTTGTCAACCACTGCATCAAATTTAGTACCAATCCAGGCCCATTCGCTAGGATGTACTTGGGGATATGCTTGTGCCATATGATCAAATTTGCCTGACACAGTCTCTAATGCAACATGGTACCATTCAGGAGTTTCTCCGCGCTGTACCCAAATAACCCGCCCACCTTGATTACGGATTGTTGCAATTTCGTTAGGAAATCGAACATCACTAATAACAGTGTGTCCTGTTCTAGTACGCAGTCTGTTTTCAAGAGCAGCTATCCAGATGTCGTCATGAAAGCTTTTGCGGCACACTTCTGTG